TGATGAGCTTAAGGATGCTGGTTACGAAGCAGCTAATATTACAACTGCATCTGCAGCTACAAACGCAGCTTCAACTATCACAGCAGTTTCACGCACAGGTACAGCAGCAACAATCACTTCTTCAGGTGCTGGTGCAAAGTACCCTGTTGGAACAAAGATTACAGTTGCAAGCCTTGTATCACCAGATACAGCTCTCAACGGTACTTGGACAGTTACAGCAGTTGCTACAAACACTGTTTCTTTCACAACAACAACTTCAGGAACGCTATCAACAACTGGTCTTTCAGTTGCTGGCCTCACAGGTGTTGCTGGAACAATCAAGACACAGTCAACAGCGGCAGGTACTGCTTCTGTGGCAACAACAGCAACAATCACAATTACACCGTTTGCAACAGCTTCATAAGCTTAAAGCAAATAAAAGAGCCGGGAGTTCACGCTCCCGGCATTTTGCTTTAGTGGGATACTAATACCATGACCCACCTAAAGAAACACCAACACCATAAGCACCTTCGTAAGCACCACAAAACTAAAGACGTGGCTACTGTTGGTCGTTTAGGTGGAGGATACCCCGTCTACGGAGCATTAGACTGGTTTCGAGGTCTTTATGGTGTAGGATTGACCGGTGTAGGAAACTATGGCGGATCTAATGCAGGATCAACATCAAATCAAGAAACGGGTAATGATGGCACAAATAGCGGAGAAGGAACAGCAACTGGAGACGCAGCTGGAAGTTCAGGCGACGGGTCGGGTGCAATGTGATTCTTGCTCTGCTAGAGCAATGATCGTATCTATTCTGCCTTATGGCGAGTTATCGTTCTGCATGCACCACTACAATCAACACGCTCAAGCACTTACAGACCAGGGCGGAATTGCTAAACTTTTGTCTGTAACGGAAGACTAGGATCGGAAATAATATGAATTTTGGCAAAGGCGGACAAAACATTGTTCAGGCCGGAAGTAATAACCCTAACGTGTTTAGAGGTGCCAGTAATATTCTAGGAGCGTTCCTTGGAACTAAGATGCGCCGTCAAGAACGTGATTACCATCGTGAGCAAGATTACGCAGCACGCAAAGACTTTGAAGATTACAAAAACACATCAAAAGTAAAATCTAACCTTCTTGAGGGTGTTATGTCCCCACATGTTGTTGGTAACTATTTTGATGTAGCTAATAAGCAGCTAGGTGCAGATCATCCAGATGTTATAGCCGGTACACGCCAAGCTAATGAGTTTGAGCGTCCTGAGTTTGCACATTTTGTAAATAATTTTGGTATTCAAACAAGTAAGCATGGAATTCTTCCAGGACAACCTGCTAAAGGTGAGGCACAAGAAAGAGCTCGTACAGAACGCCTCAAGCAGCAAGATCAAAATACAAAACAATCTTCAGGTGACGATTACTCAGGAACAGTTGCTCGTTTTGGAAAAGACGGTAAAATGACACGTGAATCAGTTAGCTTAGAGGATATTGAGTATGGAGATAAACTTTCTGAACGTCCTCCAGCAAGTATGCGTGAAGTTGATGATTCTTCTCGTCCAAGTAACCAAACTTGGACTGACCAGCAAAAAGCAGATTTAGAAAGAGAACGTCCACGTACAAATAATCTTAATGATGGCATTAATGATGGCAAAGGCGGAAATAACTAATGGCTGGTCAGTTTGATAAGTATGTAAAGATTCTTGGAAATAGTACTCGACCAGATCGTTTTAAAGGTGCACCTGGCAATCCAGACATTGTTGCGCCTATTGAAGTACCAGAAAAATCCGCAAATGATATGGGCGGTAAAAACACTAATATTACTCAAGCAGATGTAAATCTTGCACTAGGTGCTAAAGCAGATCTTGCTGCTCGTGATACAACCCTTAACCGTAAGTACTATGGTAGAAATGAACGTAAACGTCAAATTGCTGGACTTAGCACCACCACTATGCGCCTTAATGAAAAAACAGGCGAAGCTTACGATACTGAAGACGTTGTTACTCCTAAAGCTAAGCCGGTATCAAACCTATTATCTAAAGGATATGTTAAACCAAAAGGGCAGGATCCAGATTTTACACCAACTCCAGTTACTGATACTCAGGTTTCTGAAATTAGTCGTCCAGGTGGAGCGCTAACAGATCAAAAGAATGCAGCTAAGTCTGCTCAAGAATCTGAGCGTCAAGATTTACTTTCAGGTGAAAACGCATTTAATGCTAGAGAAGCTGCTAGTGGATCTACTACTCGTTCTCTAAATGGCGTTACTTACGATGTGGCAGACCGCAAAGCTGAAGTTATGGCCGCAACAGGTGGTGCAGGAGATTACGGTACTTACCAGTCTGATCTTGAAAAAGCTGCGGATGCTAACGATGTTATTCCTGCGTCTACTGTACCTGCTAAACCAACTGATACTATCGAACCAAAAGTTTTTGATGTTAAACCTTCTGGCTATAAGCCAACAGAATCTGCTGGTGATCTTGCTGCTAAGAAAGCGGATGCACTTCTTACTCAAGGTGCAAAAATTGCAGCTAAGAAAGAAGAAAAAGAAGGAAAGAATCCTCGTCGTAATAAAAACGACGCACCTCCTGGTGGAGTCCCTAAATATAAAGAGGGACCTAGAAATCTTATCGGTTCTGAGGCAATTACTGAACCGGATACAGATGTTGTAGAAGGAAAAATTTCTAGCGCAGCTTATGAAAGAGTTCAAGATCCTGCTCCAGGACGTGAAGAGTACGACGTTGAAGGCAAAGAATTAGCCGCTGGATATGATGACCCAAATGATATTCGCAGTACAACAATGCGTGAAGTTGCTTCAGATCGCCCAGATAAGGTACTAGGACACGTTCCTGTTCGTTCACCTCGTGAATTAGCTGGATATGAAAAACCAACAGTTAATAAGTCTGGAAATGTAATTCCTCCAATGGCTATTGATACATTTGGAGCTCAACCTGCAGACCGCAAGCAAGCAGAAGCAGAAAACAGACGTCTTCGTAAAAATCGTGGTACTCCAGTAACTACTACTGTATTTGATCCAAACGTAAGGTCTGCTAGACCTGCTCGTGGTCAAACACCTGAACGTGCTGCAGTATTGGGCGCAATTCGTGAAAAACGTGCTACAGACCTTGCCGCTGAAGGTAAGACAATGACAACTGTTGCTCCAGAAGTTATGGATACAGCAAAACGTCTTGGCCGCACATCTATGTATAACCTTGATGACGACTACATGAATCAAACAGGATTTTTAGCTCACCCAGCTGTTCAAAAAGCAACTGTTGCACACGCTCTCGGTGTTCATGATACTTTGGGAACTGACACTGATCATCTACATACATATCTAGGTGGAAGACCACTAGAAGCAGCTTCTCGTTTATCTGCTGCGTATAAAATTGTAGATCGTCACCTTCGTGGTAATCCTGAAAAGATTGCAGGAGAGTTTGCTGCTCTACGTGCAATGGTTCATGCTGGTTCAAGCCCACAAAAAACTTTACGTGATGCTAAAAACGAATCAAGCAACGTTGTTCTTAACGGTCAGAATGTAACTCTTGCAGCAGGTTCTAGTGAGAATCGTCAAAAAATTGCCGATACTACTACCGACATTACTGCTCAAGCTGAGGCAGCACCTAAAATTGCTCGTGGCTCTATAGCTGCAACTCCTACGGCTCCTCTAGCAGGAAGCAATCGTGTTGCTGTTCGTCGTATTGGACAACCTCCTGAGGCAGCAGAGATTCGTGAATTTAGCCCTCAAGAACTTCGTAATAATAGAAATGTTCCTGCACCTGATGATTCAAAGGGTCCTCGTATAGTAGACGTTACTGCTGGTGGTCTAAAGCCAGGAGAAAAAAACTCTAACAAACCTCTTAAAGAAGAAAAAGATTCGTAATGTCTCGCTCAGAGGTTTTTTCTTCTAGACCTCGTGAGGTAACGGTTCCTAAGAACCTACGCCACAATGCACGAGAGGCTGCAGAGTATCTAACCGGGCTTAAGCCTGACCAAGCTGATGACTCACACGTTATCACTCGTCAGCGTTATGGTCGTGGTGCCAGTGGTGAATCGAGTAACTAATGGGACGCACTCGTAAAGAACTTTATTGGGGTTCCAGAAGCGGTACTGGAGCACCTCGTATCAGACTCTCTGTTTCAGATAGAACTTCTAAATCTGCACGCCCTTGGAATCACCCAGATGTTGTTGCCGCTTCACAGGCATATGGTGTAAACTTGGCTAGCCATAACGATGTATCCTCTCACGAGGATAAGTTAGAAATGGCCGGAAGTTTAAAAGCTAGTGAGCGTATGACTTGTATACAATGTAGTAACTTTAACAAAGAATGTAAATGTACAGAGGAGTGGTCATGACTACAAAGCCCCATATGAGTGAATATTTTGTGGTACCAAACTTTATTTCACCCAAAGATTGTACTAAAATGATTGAGTTTATTAACTCATTACCAGAAGAAGATTTTGTTCAAAAACATGATGGTCGTTTAACCATTTTTAACGCAGATCGTGAAATAAGCAATGCATTTTTTAATAAATATACTCCAAAGGTACAGGCACTTCTTACCAGCAAACATCAAATATCAGATTGCCTTTTAGCCGTATACCCTGTTGGTGCGGGGTTAACACCTCACGTAGATGAAACTGTAATAACAGAGTTAGTAGATGATATTGGCGTTGTTTACTTTTTAAATGACAATTTTACTGGTGGAGAACTTCGCCTAGTTGATTGGGATTTTACTTATACACCAAAAGCTGGAGATGCAGTGTTCTTTCCAGTAAATCGTTATCTGCATGAGATAACTCCGGTTACTAGCGGTATTAGATATGTTACTCCATTGCATTATTCTATAGTTCCTGGGCAAGCTTTAGAGCACCTAATTGTTGGAGAAGCAAATGGCTAAAAGTTATGAGCAACATGAAGAAGAAGCTCTCCGCATGGCTAATAGCTGGAGTAAATATGAGTCAAGAAATGATTCATTTTACGAGGGTAAAACTCCTGCATTAGTAGATGTTCATGAAGCCTACTTAGATAGAAAAGTTTCTATGGGAGAAGCAAAAGATTTAAATTCTAAATATAACCCTGATAAAATTGTAGGTGAGTCTAAAAAGAACGGCAAAAGCTATTTTAAAACACAAGGTGATTCTTTAAGTTCTTCAGTACAGCAAAGAAAGAAAAAGAGAGGCATATAATGGCTAAAACAGCAGCGTGGCAACGTAAAGAAGGAAAGAACCCAGAAGGCGGATTAAACGCCAAGGGTCGTGCTTCATACAAGCGTGAAACAGGTGGAACATTAAAACCGCCAGTATCTGCATCTCAAGCAAAGAAGTCACCTAAATCTGCAGCACGTCGTAAATCTTTCTGTGCACGTATGGGCGGTATGCCTGGTGCTATGGAAAAAAATGGTAAACCAACTCGCAAAGCACTAGCACTACGAAAGTGGGATTGCTAGTGGCTAAAAAAGTTTGGGATACTCCAGATCCGTCAAAGAAAGATAAGAAACTTTCACCAGCTAAAAAGTCTGCTGCTAAGGCACGAGCTAAAGCTGCGGGTCGTCCTTACCCTAACCTGGTTGATAATATGGCTGTGGCAAAGAAAAAGGGTAAATAATGGCGACTAAGAAAAAAGAAGTAGCTGGCGGTAAAGAATACAAAGGTTCCGCAGCTAATGGCGGCCGTAAGATTATCGTTGAGCACTATAAAGATTCAGCTGGTAAGTGGCACACTACCTCTAAGAACGCTGCCCGTGCTAAGTATGAAAAGAAACATGGCAAGTTATCTAAGGATACAGACGTGGATCACAAGAACAATAACCACGATGATGATTCATCAAAGAATTTACGCCCTCTAGCGCATGGTAAGAACACAGCTAAAGAGAATAAGCGAAGAGCTAAAAAGAAGTAATAAAAAAGGCCCCAGTTACGGGGCCTTTTCTATTTACTTAGGAAAATCATCAAGCCAGATTTTTACAGCCGGCTCAGACGGTGTTCCGTCGTATGCGTTTGGTCCTAATCCCCAGGACCCAAAGTCTTCTCCACGACTAGTCATGTAGAAAGCTGCTTGGGCGTTAGTTACTGGATCTAAGAGTTCAGCATTAGATTTAATACCAAATTTTTCTCTTCGGTCTTCTCCAAGGCTACCCAGCATATTAATCTGGAATAAGCCGTAAGAGTTGTCTCCGGTTGAGGACGTTTTATTGTGGGAACCTGAGTTGCCCCTAGACTCTCGCATAACTACTGCCCAAGCCAGCTTTAGGGAATATCCCTTGAAGCCAACGAGTTCAAGCATGTCTGCCAGTTCTGTGGGGGTGAACTTGGTTATCTCCCGATACTTATCTAGAGGATCAACTACCACGGGGGCAATGATCACAGTGGGCGTATCAACCCGGTTATAGGCCGCATAAGCTTGGTTCGTGGTAACTATGGTTAACATAACTACCATTAAGGTTGCTTTTGCTTTTAAAATAGTCTCTTCATTAAACTTCACACTATCTCCTAGGCTAGAAGGCCAACCCGAATCTCTTATCTACTGTCACTAGATAAAAAATAGCTCAGCGTCTGTCTGCCAAGCTAGTTGCAACCCTTTTGTTTCGTTGTTAGTGTTGGGGCAGTTTCCTGTCCCTATATCTATCCTAGCAGTAAATACAGGGTTGGTGCAACCGCCAAACGGAAATATAGTGTAAGATAGATCACAGAAGGTTAAAAAAGGGGTAAAAATGCGAATCGTACAAAGAATTATTACAAAACAAGGTCATGCAGTACCATCTAGTTCCCATGCACCACGGGGGCCGTTTCCAGCAGAGTTATATGCATCTCCGGAAATAATTACAGATTATGTACCATTTGATGAAGAATATGAACGAGGCGCTACAGCGCAGAATGACTTTAAATCACCTAAGCTTTTTCGTTGTAAAGAGTGTACTGTGATAGTATTAGAGCATGAAGTACCAGATCACTGGTGCGAGGGAACGGGCGAAAATAATGGCGAAGAC